CGGATCCATCAGCTGGCTCTCAAACCATTCGGCAATACTCTTGGAAGAATCGTGAAGATGCTCCCTTGGGATTGTACCTTTGATCAAGCTAAAGCATTCCCTATCATACAGAAGAAGATAAAATCAGGTTGCACGATCTACTCAATAGATCTATCTAATGCAACTGATTATTTTCCTCTCTCTGTGCAGATGGTTGTGCTTCGCTCAATCTTCGGTGACATCCCAGAGCTTTCACTCTTTCAGGATATTTCTCGAATGAGATGGAAGTCGGCCCACGGAGACGTAATATGGAAACGCGGACAGCCACTTGGCATGTATCCTAGTTTCTTTGCGTTTACCTTAACGCATGGCATGGTACTCAACAGCCTCGCAAGAGGTCCTGGAGAGTTCCTTGTTGTTGGTGATGATGTGGTGATATTCGATGAAGAGTTGAACACTGCTTACATCCAGTTTTTGGATGCCTGCAAATGTCCTTATTCAACAGAGAAGTCACTCATTTCTTCTGTTTCAGCTGAATTCGCAGGGAAGGTCATTACGGCCAACTCTGTGATACCTCAACTCAAATGGCGGAAGATGTCGAACGATTCATTCCTAGATCTGGCCAAATTACTTGGTCCAAGGTCAAGAGAATTGATGACAAAACGCCAACAGGTTGTCTTTGACTCCGTAAGGAGCTTACAAGAACCTATTGGTCTAAACATGAGCACTCCAGGGAATAATATGCTAAGTTCTTGGGTAAGAACTCAGAAAATACTCGATGGAATGCAACAGAGGTCGGTGCGCTCCCTTACGGAGCTCATTAGGACAACAGTGCGTAATGCATCTGATGACCCAAGTAAAAGGATCTTGAATCCTGATACTAGTACCTTCGACAAGAAGGTATGTATGGTGTTTCAGCAAACCGTATTCAAGCACTATCAATGGCTTGAGCACGTAGCTGACCTACCCCAGGCTCTCGGTTTGGAACCGAGATTACCCATAGAGGCATGTCCAACAAGGGTCTCTACCCTTGTGAGATA